CAGGCTCACCACGACCTGCTTCGAGGCGATCTCGGCGAAGGCGGACAGTGCCCAGCTCTTGAAGTCGTTCCACAGCTTCTTGAACGCCGCGCCCCAGCCGTCCCGGATCACGTCGTTGACGAACGCGTCGGCCTTCCGGCTCACGTCCTGGATAAAGCCGTCCCATGTCCTCGCGGCCTCGTCGAGGTCGTTCTTCTGCTGTTGCAGGGCCTCGCCCAGGGCGACCGAATCGCGCAGCGCGAGCATGCGATCGCGCACCTCGACGAGGTGGTCGGCGTAGGGCGAGTACGCGTCGCCAGCACGCTCGACGGCGATTTGTTCGTCGAGGTGCGCCACCTGGAGATCGATGAGCGCCGCCTTGCCAAGGCCGAAAGCGGCGTTCGCGTCGACCTGCTTCTTGATGCGATCATCGAGAGTGTCGGTCTCCTTCGCCCACGAGGCATTGATCTTATCGACGATCGCGGCGCCGTCCTTCAGCGCCTTGTTGATCGCATCTTGTTCCTTGGCGAGGATCGGGTCCTTGTCGAGGATTACGTCGATCCATGCCTCGTACTCGTCCCGCTCGATCTTGCCTTCGCTCAACGCGTCTTCGAGCAGGCGGAGCTGCTTGACGGTATTCGCCGCGAGGCCGACCTCGTCGGCCTTCTGCGCATCGCGCATCGACTCGACGAACTTGGCGATCTCGTCCTTGGCCTCCTTCGTGGCCTTACCATGCTCGCCCAGCGCCTTGACGTTCTCCTTGGTCTTCCCGGTGCCCGCTTCCATCGCCTTGAAGGCGTCGGTGATCGCATCGCGATATGCGTGCGTAGGAGTGAGTGCTGATGACATCACCGAGCCGAAGTTGGCGCCGGCCTGCGTGAGGTCGGTCCACCCCTTCTTCAGGTTCTGGATGCCCTCCGACAGGCGGCCCCGCAGAATCTGATCGACGCCGACCAAGATCGTGCCGAAGGCAGAGAATCCGGCCCCCATTAGCCGCATGCCATCCACCGTCGCAAGCGACTGCTTCCGATAGTCGATCATGGCGTCGATGAACGTGCCGAGCCCTATCGCAGCTCCCTTTGCCCATGCCGCGACGGTGCCATCGTTGATCAGCTTGATGAGCTGGGCGCGCAAGCCATCACTGGCGTTGAACGCGTCCGAGAAGCCTTTGATGACTGCGGTGAGCGCCGGCGTTACCCCGTTGGCCAGCGCCTGCCACAGGGCGTTGCCCTGAAGGGTGAGCCGCGTCCACGCCTTCCCCATCTCGTCGGCCAGTTGCGCCTGGCGGCCGTTGACGGTGGCGTTGTACTCGGACGACTTGCCAAGTTCGTTCAGCACGGAGATCAGCTGCGCGCCGCTGCGACCGAAGATCTGCTGCGCGAGCGCGGTCTTGGTCGCACCGTCTTCCATGCCGGCGAAGCGCTGGGCGACCTCGAGCAGCACCGCATCCTGGCTGCGCAGCGTGCCGTCCGAGTTCTTGACGCTGATGCCCAGGACGTCGAAGGCCTCGGCACCCTTGTACATGGTCTTGGCGAGGTTGGTGCCGCCCGCCACGACTTTGTCGAAGCTGACGCCGGTGACCGCGGCCACGTCCTTCAGCGCCGACAGCGCCTCGACGGACAGGCCGGACTGCTCGGACATGTTCGACAGCTCGGCATTGCTCTGGATGAACGCGCGCACCATGCCGCCGACGTACGCGGTGGCGCCGAGCACCGCCGTGCCGACGGCGAGGATGCCGGTGCCAAGGAGCGCGCCGACCTGGTAGGAGCGGGTCATCGCGCCGTTCAACTGCTCCGTCGCCGGCGCCGCGTTCGTCATAGCCTGCGCGAGATTCGCCGTCGGCGGTGCCGCGCCGCTCATCGCCTGCCGGAGGTTGGCCGCTGCGGGCGCGGTGTTCGCTAGGGCCTGTGCGAGCCTCTCCGTCTCCTCGCGCGACTCCCGCACCGGAGGCACGTAGCCGCTGGCGTTCGCCGTCAGGCGCAGGCCGACGTTGATGTCACCGCTCATGATGCTTTCCTTCCCCGCCTCAACCGGCGGATTCCCAAACCGTCGGCCGGGACGCCGCGGGCGAGAGCTCGACGCCGCGCCGCCAGAATCTCGGCCCCGAGGCCGAACTCGTCGACCATTCGTCGCACCGCCTCGCGCGAGAACTCGACGACGTCGCCTTCCTCATAGGTAACGCCACGCCAGCCGATGGCGAGCTCCATGATCCGATCGATGGCCACATTGACGATGTCGGCATCGTCGATGACGGTGTCGTTGCGCTTGGCGAACTGGTCCAGCTCAGTCTGCGGCAACCGCTTGAACTCGACGTCGAATGTCACCGGCACGCGCGCGCCACTATCGGCCAGAATCACACCCCGGACCGTGGCCCAGAACGTCGGAGGACGCGTCATTCGAATCTCGCTGCGAGAGTTGTGCTTCGAAGTGACGCGGCACGCACGGAATCGCGCAGGCGCCGCCAGCGCCGCCGCGCGACGCGCGCGCCGTAGATGCCGAGCGCGATGAGCACCGCCATGCCGACGTACCACAACGGCGTGCGCGTAGCGGCGTCGGTGCCGGTGGCGAGGGACAGCACGATCGCCACCGCGGTAACGACGCAGGGCACCAGCGCGAGCCGGAAGCGGCGGCGGTGATGGGCGAGCACTTGCGCGTCGGTGAGCGGCGCGCGCCGCGCGCGGGGTTTCTGGTTCATCGTCTTTCGCTTCACGGCGACCGTCCCATAATCACACCTTGCAGGATGCCGAGGATCCCGCTTTTGTCTTCCTCGCTGACGCCGAGGAAGGGCCGCGCGGGGATGTCGACGCTCTTCTTGAAGACCACGCGATTGCCGATCATGAAGCGAAGCGCCTTCGCATTCTTCGCAGTGATCGTGGCGCCGAACTGGTGGACGGTGGCCCACGCGGGCATGACGCCCACGAGCACGCTGTTGCCCTCCACGCGGTGGTTCAGCGTCTGCAGGAGGTGGGTGCTGGTGTCTCGCAATGGATTCCCGCCGCGGATGACGGCCGCCCACGGCGAATCGTCGGGGCCGGAGGCGGTGATGAAGCGGTTCCGCGTGCTCGCCTTCAGCAGCCCGCCGATGGGGTCGAGGAACGTCTCCGGCTTCTCGCCGACAGCCAGCGCCCGCGTCATGGCCGCCGTGACCTCGCTGTCGTCGTACTCGATCGCGACCTTCATGGGGTCACCTCTCTCGATTACCGGCGGACTCCACATCCGCCGCTGTCAGAACGCCCAGGAGCCGCTGGAAAGCGGCGCAGGGGTGAGAAGCCACGCCGGCCGGTTCCGCGCGCCTGTGGCGCGGCCTGGCGTGGCGTGACGTGCCGCAGTTCATCATTCCGCGCCGCGGCGCGCGCTCCCCGGCATCGACACGAATTGCCTCCCCCTGTCGACGAGGTGAGGCACGGCGACGCTCCGCGTATGCCGGGCTGGTGCGGAGCATCGTCATCACAGAACCTCGGCCGCAGTCGTGTGGTCCGCGCCCAGCGGCACGAAAGACACTTCGCGGATGCGGTTGTCCCGAAAGACCGTGAGCGGGCCCACGGCCGGCCTGCCGTTCAGCGTCAGCGCGACGCCGGCGCCGATCTCGTCCACGCGACCGGGGAAGATCCCGACCGAGAGCTGCCACGGCATGCCGCGGTCCGCCTTGGTCGCGATGTCGCGCGCCTGCTCGTCGATATCCGAGAAGAGCTCACCGGAGATCGTGACCCCGCTATGCGTCACGTCCGCATGCCGGATGATCCCCACGGGATCCGCGCGGTGCACGTACAGGGCAGGCGCTGGTGTGGACAGTCGCGTGCTCGAGAGGTCGAAGGCGACGCGGTCGTACAGCGGATGGTCCGTGACGATACCCCCGCCGTAAGCGACGCCGCGGAAGTTGCGCGCCTTCGTGTTGATCGCGACCGCCGTGCCAGCGTCGAAGGTGTAGACGTCGCCGCCGACGGCCCAGAAGCGCCCCGGCGCGTGTCTCGCGATAGGGTTGCTCGCCTCTCCACCCTGCGCCCTCACGTGGGCAAGCGCGGTGACGAAGTCGACCGTATAGCCGATCCGTTCCTGCTCGGCCATGTAGCGGCGCGCGGCAACCCTCAGCCGGTCGGCTTCAGCGATTACGTCGTTGCGAGTGGCAATCGCAGCAGCGGCTTCGGCCGCGCGCTTCGCGGCGAGGTTTTCGCTCTGCAGGTAGAGATCGCGCTGCGCGCCGGTGGCCCAAGAGAAGGCGGTGGTGTTGCGCATCTGCGGCGCGTGGGCTGCGATGCAGCGCGCAAGCCCCGCGCGCGTGAACTCCGCGCCGATGCCGCGCGCGGTGAGCGCCTCCGCACCGCCAACGACCTCTTGGGGCGACTTCTGAGCGGCGGCGAGAAGAGCGTCCTCGCTCACGCCACCGAAGTGCGCGATGGCCTCGATCGAGTTCGCGTCGGCGCGCAGGAAGTCCAACAGGCTCATGGTGAGGTTGAGGGCGCGCATCTCAGTTCAACTCCACCATGTGAGCCCACACGGCCGCACGCGATGCGCGGTCGGCATCGGTGCCGTGCTCGTCGAGCCAGGCGGTGAACATCGCGCGGGTGATAGTCAGAAATTCGCGGTGCTCGCGCTCGCGGCTGGCAATCACCTTGCCGTCGGCGTCGAAGTACTCGGCAAATCGAGGGTTCTCGATCGTCCCGAGACTCCCGTGGAGCGCCGCGCCGCACAGGCGGTAGCAGTGCGGGCCGGTGTAGGACAAGCGGGGATCGTCTCCGAGCAGGCGCCCGACTTGGATGAGGTCGAGCCGATCGCTGGCGCGGCTCGCCTCGAGGGCCTTGTCGAGCAAGGCATCCAATTCCAGGCCAGTGGTGCTGGAGTAATTCGTTGCGGTATTCGTCACCTTCCGGTCCTTTCGGGATGTTTGGGGGGCGTGTAATTGCGCGTGCGATATCTGGACTACGTAGCGCTGGCCCACGTTGCTGCGTCGGATGACTGATCGGTTGGCGTCCCGTGAGCGGAAAGCCACGCCGTCACTGCGGCGCGGGCCACGGTGAGGTGCGAGCGACCCTCCCGCGCCATGCTGTACTGGGCGAGCCCGTGATGCGCGGGGACGACGATCTGGTTCGCGTTCTCGATAGTCGCGAGTTGGCCCGCGGCCGCGGCACGTTCCAGGCGGTACTCGTTCGGTCCCCACACGAGAGCAGGGTCGTCGCCAAGCAGGATGCCCAGCGTGCGAATGTCGATGGCGGAATGCGGTAGTGCGGTTGCAAGCGCGGTACCCATTGCGATGTCCTTTCCGAGTGAAGGTGAGCGGGGTGCGATCAGGGGGTGAGACGGCGCCAGGCCGGCAGCTCCTCGCCAAAGGGCGAGGCGAGCGTGCCCACGGCGCCGGCGTACTGAGAGCTCACGGTGGGCGCGAGTGGTGGCGCCCAGGAGCGCGGATTCGAGATGTCGACGTCGCCACGGCCGCCGGTGGTCAAGTCGGCGCGCCAGCGTGCGGTTCCGGGTGACGTGCGCGTGGGATTCGGGTCGCGGATGATCGGCATGGTCGGGAGCTCCTGGGATGAGTCAGCGCGAGTGGCCCTCGGGAAGCGGCATGCGCTCGTAGACGACGCGGACCGTCGTTGTCGCTGCGACGGCGATGCCGCCGGTCGGCAGCACTGGCACCTCGTCGGGGTCGCTCTCGCCGAGTGCCACCTTCGCCAGCGCCTGAGCATGCCGGGCCGCCTGGCCGAGGCGGACGAGCTGGATCATGTCCGGGCAGGCTTCCGCGCCCGACATGCGGCGCAAGGCGCGCTGCGCGAGCGCGGCGAGCCCCTCAGCGATCTCGAACGCGCGGCGGTCGAACGCGGCGCCGTCCAAGGCGAGCGCATCGACGCGAGCCGCGGCGCGCTTTTCCTTGACGCGATCGAGGAACATGCCGCGCTCGGCTCGCCACCCCTCGCGCGCGGCGCGCGCCCGGACCTTGGAGCCCACCACGCCGTGGCGCGCCGCGAGTTGCCGCAGCGACGGACGGGCAATCCGTCCGTCGACGTCGATGCCTTCGACGTACTCCTGCCGGATCCGGCCCCAGTCGTGGCGGCCGCTACTCATGCCCTGCCTCGCTCGGTTGGAATTCGCGGGCGGCGGTACCCGTTCGGCACCGGGGTTGGCGGGTCTCGGTGTCGGGGTGCGCGTGCGGTGCGGGACCCCCTATAACCCCCTGCGAAATTGCCCGCATTGCCCGCAGGGCGGGCTGCGGGACATGCGCGGGCAATACGGATTGCGCTATTCGCCACATGCCCGCAATCCCTCTTGCGTGATGGTCAGAAACGTTCCCGGGTGACGGTCGGCGCGGCGAATAATCGTGTCCGCGATGAATACATTGGCCCGCATCTGCTCGAGATGCCGCCAAAAGCGCCGCACGGCGGGCTTGCCGGACCGCAGCGAATCGGGGAAAGCGGGCTGCGCGGACAGCACGTGAAAGGCGGTGCGTCGGCCCTGCGTCGCGGTCGGTACGGTAACGCCGGCCTCGATCGCGGCGCGCAGCGCACGCAGGATCCCGGAGGCCTCGGCGTGGTCGCGGATGCTGTCGACCATGCCACCGCCACCGGTCGCATCGTCTCGCCGTCCCTCGAAGAGCCGCGCGTCCTCGTTCCATACGAAGCGCATGGCGCCGCTCGTGGGGCCGAGGTTGGACTTCTGGAGCTCGAGCTGCAGCGCGCCCGTGCGCCTGGCGCGATCGCCGTCCTCGTCCTTGGTTTCCGGGTACAGGTACCACCGGGCGCGCACCGCGTTGTGCCAGCCCGTGCTGCCGCTGTAGCCCTCCGACGTCGACGGCCCGCTCGCGGCGGGCTTGGCCACGTGCCCGAGCAGGAGCAGCGCGCCGCCGGTGGGAATGAGGGCGAGGAGCTCGTTGACGTAGCGCTTCACGTCGCCGCGGCTGTTCTCGTTCCCCGCGAACGTGTCGGACACGCCGTCGACGATGAGCACGTCGCTGCGCGTGGCTGCCATGCGGCGCCGGAGCCGCGCGAACGCCGGCGTCGTGGTCATGCCGGTCTGCGGGTCGCGCTCCCAGAGGATGACATCATGGCCGACGAGGTCCTGCAGGTGCAGCGCTCCGGCGAGCGAGTCGAGCGGCGCGCCCAGATACTCGCCGATTCGCGTGAGGCGCCAGTGCAGGACGTTCTCGCGGTCCTCGCACGAGAGGTAAAGCACGCGTCGCTGCTCGACGGCGAGGCCGAAGAAGGCACGCCCGGCGGCGATGCACGCCGCGAGGTGCAGCGCGATGCCGCTCTTGCCGATGCCGCCGTGCCCCGCGAGCAGCGTTGCGTAGTCGCACGGCAGCCAGTCGGGAACGATGAAGCGCGGCGGTTGCGGCACGCGCCGGCCGAGGTCCTCGAGGTCGAGCGGCTGCGGCCAATCGCCATCACCGTCGAGCGGCACCACCTCCGCGCTCCGGAACTCGGCCGCATCGTCGACGAGCGCACGCAAGCTGGTGACCGTCACGCCGCGCGCGCCACGTCGTTGAGGTCCATGCCGGGCGCCTCTGGCATCACCACGCGAACCGCACGCCCGGCGGCCTTCCAGCGCGTGGCACACGCCGTCGCGGCGGAGATGCCGGCGGGATCATGGTCGGCAGCGACGACGAGAGACTCGATGCCGGGCACCACGGGCAACGCCGCGAGGTTGCCGGCGTCGATCGCCGCCCACACCGGCCGGTGCGCATGCGCGAGCGTGAGCGCGGTCTCGATGCCCTCGGCCACGCCCAGCCCGGCCACGAGCTCGTCGTCGGGCCACAGGCGCACGACGCCGCCGGCCTTGCGATGCCCGCCCAGGAGCATGCGTGGGGGGGCGACGTCGGCCTTGCGGCCGTCCGGGCGGATCCAGGTGCGATGCAGCGTCAGCGGCGCGCCGGTGAGCACGTCGGTGACCATGGCCACCAGCGCAGGCCCGGCGTGTCCACTCGGCCGATGCGCGAGGTTCGGGTGCCAGCGCAGATGCCCCTGCGCTGACGGGATCGCGCACGAGCGCGCCTCGAGGTAGGCCCGCGCCGGGCCGGAGACCGGCCTGCATGCGTTCCAGAGCTCGCACCCCCACGGAGACAGCGTCTCGCGCCGTTCCGGCGCCCTGGAGGCCGGTTTCGCCGACGGAGCGTGAGTCCGCCGCTCGCCGCCGCTCGTCTCGACGTACTCGCAGCGAAAGCAGTGCGCGACGCCGCGGCCGTCGGGCTTCACGCGCACACCGAGCGTGCGATCGCGCGGACTGCGACCGCAGCTCGGGCACGTGGCGCGGGTCTCGCCGATGTCGAAGGTCGACCAGTCGATCACGGACGCGACCTCGAGCAGCCCGCGACGTCGGTCGGGCGCGCGGGCTCGACCGTCGCAGCACAGCCGAACGTCTTGAGCCGTGCCGCGACGAGCTCGGCCTCGCGCCGGGCGGCGTAGCGCGAGAAGACGATGCGTCGGATGCCGCCGCCGGCCGTCGCTTTCGAGACGAGCACGACAAAGTCGCGGGACGCCAGCTTAGGGCGCGACGCGGTCATGCGCCACCCCCTCGCGGATCAGGCGCGAGATCGAGGCTGCGCGCCGAACGTGATCGCCGAACACCGACCACGCCCAGCATCGCGAGCACGCACGATGGAACCGCGCGCGCGGATAGAACGGATCGCCGCACACCGCGCAGGAAATCGAAATCGGCGTATGCTGCGCGTTCGCTTGTTGTCCAGATGTACCGGCGCCGTGCCCTGGCAGGGGCACGGCGTGTTCGTTTCGGCGGCTCATCGCTATGCCGCCTTGCGCGAGACTTGAACGACGACCTCGTTGAATCGCGCGACGTCGATCATCAGTCGGCTCCGGAGACGCAGGAGCGCTCCGGCCGCGATGAGTTCCTCACGATGAAGCCGGATGAACCAGTCCAGCGACGGGACCGACGGGAACAGGTGCGGGTACGTCGTGACGTACTCCTCGCGCGTGTTGAGACGCGCGAGGGCTGCGGCAACGTCACTTTCGGTGATGGCGCGGGCGGGCGGCGCCGATGGGGCTTCAATCGCTACTACTTGAGTCATCGCAATCTCCTCTCGAGCTGGGCTCCTGCCTCGCCGGGTGCTTTCCGGACACCTAGCGATGCCACACGTCACAACGTGATTGCGCGTGCAGCTCAGTGAGGATGCGTGACGCGATATGGGCACGCAATTGCAATGATTCGGCGAAACGTTACACCTTGCGCTTGGCTTTCCTTGGCCAGATGGCGTTTCTGATCGTCTGCTCGCTGCAGCCGTAGTACTCAACGGCCCATTCCATGAAGCCTTCGGGGGCCATACCCCTCTTCCGTGCGGTATCGAAGTGCGCCCGGATGCTGCTATCGCGAATCCGCGCGACGGACCTCGCGGTGTGCACGAAGGTCCCATGCGCCGCGAAATGCGTCAGATGCCCCGCAAGGTCGTCCGCCATCCCGATTGGGATCGAACAGGCGCCGACCTCATCACCCCGGTACTCGGCCATCTCGACGTGGTGACGCAAGTCCTCCACGTACCTTTGAACGAGCTGCATCGCAAAGTCGCAATCCTCTTGCGACGCCAGTCGGCGAGGGGTGCCGGTCGGCGGGGAGTGCCACTTGTCGCGCGCATCGCCATGGATTGGACGACGCGTCACCGGATCAACCACGATGACGACTCGATGCGTCACCGGCTGCGACAGCTCCTCAGGCTTCGCCCGGACCGGCGCTGTAGGGCTCATCACCTGCCCGCTTGACGACTTACGCTTCTTCGCCGGCGCGGGCTTACTCGCCACGCTTCGCTCCCGTGAGGTGCCCACGGAGCGGGCCGATCACCTCGAGCAACTCGATGAGCCGCGCGCGCCAGGCCTCGCCCTGTGGCCAGTCGCAGCGCTCGAGCATCAGCACGAGCTCGATGAGCCCGTCGCGTCGCTTGCGATCGTCGAAGGTATCGAGTGCGCGTTGCCGAGCGGCCTCGATCTCCCACTCCTGAATCGGCCTCGTGCGCGCGCTGAGGCGCGCGTGCACCTCGTGCGCGGTGAGTCGATCACACTCCTCCTCGACGAGGTCGCCGGGCGTCTTCCCACCGTGCTCGGCTCGGAAGCGCTCGAACTGCGCTTGGTCGAACACGACCTGGCTGCTCATTCGCTTGAGCAGGCGAGGCGGGAACCGCCGGGGTGGCTCGCCCTCGGGAAACGCGGGATCGTAGGCGGCCTGGTCGTTCATCCGGTCGCGCAGGCCCGGCGAGATGTCGAGGAGATTGTCATTCGGCGGCCAGGACTTGCTATTGGACCGCTCCGGAGGGCCTACGAACACGAACTCGGGCACCTCCGGCAGCGGGCCGCGTCCTTCCCTGTACTCGGTCATCGCCTGCTCGAGCGCCGCGATCTCGACGTGCAGGCGCATGAGGTGCGCCCACGCGTCCCCCTCCCTGCGCTCACGCTCGCTGCGCGGGTCCGCCGTCATGGCGCGGGCGCTTCGCCCTCGGCGGGTGATGGCGTGATGCCCTGCAAGAAGGCTTGGAACTTGCCGTCGAGCCTCGCCGCTGGCACGCATGCGTCCGACCATCGCGCAGCGCAGGCCTCGCGATCGAAGTACGCGCTCGCGGCGAGCGCTTCGAAGGCGGCATCGAGCGCCGCGTGGAACCGCTTCAACGCGTCATCCGGCACGCGCCACCCGAAGAAAGGGGGGCCGTTGCTCGTCAGCGACTGCGCATGCCGTAGCCGAAGCTGCTCGATGAACGCCTGACGCGCGCGCGGAGCGATCTTGTCCGAGGCCTCGAGGCGAAACGTCGAGCGCTCGTCGTCCGTCATGAGCCCGCCCCGCTGCGCGGGGTTGGGGCGTGCCGACCTAGCCATTGGCGGCCTCCACCCGTGGAGAAGCTGTGCGCAGAATCTCGCTGCACGCGTCATCGAGGGCGCCGACCTCATCGCGGATCATCTGCCCGAGCGTGTAGAGGTCCACGTCCTCCGCGCAGAATTCCGCCCGGTCCGCTGCTTGCAACAGTGCCGCGATGGTCGTGAGCCGGCGGCACGCGCGCTCTGCTCGCTCCTCTGGATCTCTTTCCCTACTGACCGCACGGCGTTGCGCATCCGGGAGTAGGAATCCTTCGAGCGCAGTCGAGACTCTCTTAGCCATTGGCAGCCTCCGCGACGATCGACTTCAAGGCGTCCGGCCGGAGGTTGGCGTTGACCTTCTGGAAGGTCGCGTGCAGCAGGTCGCTCGCCACCACCAAGACGCGCGAGGCTCGCAACACGCGATCGACCTCAGCCGTTTCGATGAGATCGTCCAGGAGCTCGTCTACCAGCCGCCCCGCGGACTCCACTAGCGCGCGGGCGTTCAGGACGGACTCGCAGATCTCGCCATTGAGCTCGCTGAGCCGGAGGCGCATGGCGGGGTCGCGGAGATATGCTGAGGCCCGCTGCGCCTCTTCCAACTGGGCCTTGGTGATGCTGGATGTAGACTTCTTTGCAGCCATGGTGTGAACCCTTTCCTCACGTCGTGGTTAGGGCAGCGCCGGTGCTGGATACACCGGCGTTGCCCGCTCTCAGCGGCCCATCTTGGGACCGCGCTTTCCTGGGCTGATATCAACGGCGGAGAACGTGACGGGCAACAGCCAGACGCGCCCGACCAGGCGCGCGCCCTTCACCCGTCTCGCCTTGCACAGCACGCGCAAGCGCTCAACGCTCACGCCGATGCGCTCGGCCGCCTCTGCCAACGATATCGATTTCTCGCCCAAGTCGTTCTTCTTCCGAGGCTGGGAGGACGATCGCTCGGATCGCCAGCAATGGCCTAGCAGCGCTGGCGTCAAGTTCGACGTCCTCACCGATTTCGTAGTGCCGCTCGTCGTGGTTCAACTCCACCATGGCGATGTACCGGGCTCTCGTCATCGGCTGCCTCTCGCAATAAACTATGGGTGTCTCCAATAGTTTTGTCAAGTGACGGGCGACGGATCATCTGTCCGCCGGTCATTTGATGCTCCCGAGCACGCGGTTGACGAGCTTCGCCTTGTGCCCCACGGCGAGGTGGCTGTAGCGCTTCGTGACGCTGAGCTGCCGATGCCCGAGCACCTCGCCGATCTCGAGCAGCGTGGCGCCGCTCTGCGCGAGGTACGAGGCGCAGGAATGGCGCAGGTCGTGGAACCGGAAGTCGCGCACGCCGGCGGCGCGCAGAGCGACCTCCCAGGCGGGATCGAAGTTGTAGGCCCGATCGGCGCGGCGTTGCGAGGCGAAGATGAGGCGCTTCGGGTCGCCCTCGAGGCGGCGCAGCTCGTCGACGACGGCCGGCACGAGCGGCAGCATCTTGCGGTCGCCGTTCTTCGTGCGCAGGACATACGCGACGGCCTGGTCAAAGTCGACGTCGCCCCACGTGAGGGCCTCGAGTTCACCGCGCCGCGCGCCGGTGGTCAGCGCGAGCAGCACGAGGAGGTAGAGGCGATCCCACGACGAACGCCGACACGCCGCGAGGAGTCCCTCGCGCTCGTCGTCGGAGAGGAAGCGCACGCGCTCGTTGTTCTCGACGTGGCGCTCGAGACGCTTACACGGGTTGTCCCAGCCGCGCGGGGCGATGCGCTTCTTGATCGCCCAGGTGAGCACGGCGCCGAGCGACGCCGCGTAGCGGTTCAGCGTCGCCGGACTCAGCGGCGCGCGCTTCGCCTTCATGATGGCGTTGCCGTCCGCGTCGCGCCCAGCCCAGTAGCGGCCGCGCTGCGCGGCGAGATCCTGCAGGGCGAAGAAGATCTGGTCGTCGGTGAGGTCGGCGAGCTTCACGCCGCCGAGCTTGGTGATCCAGAAGCCGAGTCGCTGCGCGCGCGTGGTGTCGCGGCCGGCATACTCGCCCATGTAGCGATCGACGATCTCGCGGATCGTGATCTCGCCGGTCCGCACTGCGCCGGAAGTCGCAGCACTTTCACCGGCGGACTGCAATTGCATGTCCAT